CTCCACCATTAGGAGATACCATGTCTGACTTCCAAGTTAGCTGGCTAGAGCTGGGCTTCCGGTTTATCCAGTTGCCCCTGTTCTATATAGCTGACGAGGAGTTAGTGTGGTATACCCCTTATGATGCGAGGGGACTATCTTCTGTCTCTACGCCGTCTGGTTCGTCCTCACCTACTTGTGAGGCCTAGCCATGGCTTACTCTGGACCTTTCATTACGGAACGCACCACTGGGTATAACTTACGTTATGTCAAGTACGCGTATCGTCAATCTGGACCATGGGTAGCGCCTCTCCCTTACTTGATCCGGAAAACAACCGGTTTTGGTGTAGGAGATGGTTTCTGGGCTACGACTTTCATGTCGAATTTACTTTCGCGTGATGAATCGTATCTCAGTGCGCGGTGTTATGACCGTTTCCAGAAGCAACTGGGTGAACGGGCTAGTCTAGCATTAACTTTGCTAGACTTGCCTAAGTCCATCCAGATGATTGCTGGAAGAAGCCGTCAGCTCATCCGAGCTGTTCACGCTGTGAAGCGCGGTAACCTGGTCGATGCTGTTTATCAGCTCGGTCAGGACCCCAAGCATCATCGTAGGAAGTTGAAACACCTACAGTCCAAGGTCTTAAATAAACCTCAGGATGCTTGGCTCGAACTTTCGTTCGGGTGGAAGCCTCTTCTTAATGACATCCATTCCTCAGTAAATGTGATGCAGCAAGAATTTGGCTTCACGTCGGTAAAAGCTACTGCTACCGACGTGTACTACGAAACTTCTAATGACCCGAACATCGTTTTCGGTGGTCAGGCTATTAAGAAGATTTCGTGGGGGGCGCGTGTTAGGATTGATAACCCTAACTTGTTTCTAGCGAACCAGCTAGGCCTGGTTAATCCGGCCTATGTCCTGTGGGATGCGATACCTTTCAGTTTCGTCATCGACTGGTTTGTTCCTGTGTCCACCTTCCTCAGTAGTTTTACTAATGAGTTCGGTTTATCACTGGAGCAATCCTATACCACTAGGAGGATGCGGATTCCCCGTTATGCGTTCTATACGAGATCCGGTGACCACGGCTTTGACGGCCATGGTACCTGGGATTCTTTCGAACGCGAGTTGCGCCGTTTGCCACGACCCAACTTATTAACGAGGACCCGTATACCCAACTTATCACCCTGGCTAGCTGCCACGTCAGTTTCTCTACTGATGCAACAGCTTTCATCACTACGAAAGTAGTCCGGTCTTCGACCACAACCCTGCTCCCATCCTGGGACAACCCAAAGGAACCTTCATGCCTTCTATGGCAAACATCGTCGTAAAAGACGCAAGCAACGTGGATTTCACGCTGTCCGCACTCAGTGCTTCTGCTGGTGATAAGGTTCCAGCTCGGTGGCGCGCCGATGCAAATGGCTTTGAGGCAGTCCCCGCCGGTCTCCGTCCGCAGTTTGAGGTCGTGTCGCAAGACAACGGCCCCAAGACTGCTCGACGTGTGACTGTCAAGGGCTTCCATACTGCTGTTTACACGAACGCGTCCACCGGTCTGGTTGGTCTAACCGCCAAGGTGCCCTTCTCTTTCGAGATCGTGCTCCCAACGAATATTGGATCGGCGGACGTCGCGCAAGCGTCGACCATCGCAGCCAATTTCGTGGCGTCGACCCTCATGAAGTCGGTCTATTCGACCGGCTACGCCCCAACCTAATCAGTTAGGGCATCATGAAAACCACTCTCCAGCAGCCTTTGCTGAGGGTACTCCTCGCGCTTTGCGAGGGTGCTAATACGCCTCGTTCTCTGGGAGTTTGGCTTCGCGCCAAACACTCAGTTCTTTACGAGGTCGATGGGCTCTTCTTTATGAAGACTCGTCCTTCGGATTACCTCAACGCTCACTCTTATCGTCTTGACAACGCTTGTACAGAATTTCTGCGCAAACTTAACCTTGACGACAGTAGTGCGAAGAGGAGTCGGCGTGCTCAAGCTCTGTCTTCCTTCTGGAAGTCCGAGCATGAGTGCGCCCGAACGAATGTTCGACTTAACCGTCTTCGAGATAACCACTCTTTGAGTAGTCTCGATACACACGCTCAAGATCTTCTTGAGCGTGCTCGTTGGTTTATTAGTCGAACACTCGGTTCCCTGCCGGACGACCTTCCTGGTCGTTTTGGTACAGGCGCGACGTATAGCGATAAAGGTCAGCTTACCACAGTTGCTGACAAAATAAGCTCTGCCCTATCGTACACCAAGGGAGCTATTCCGCTCCTTCCTTTTGTTGAGCGAACCGCATGGTTTCGCTCATTGGTGTATAGACAGCCTTCGAAGGTCCACGATGAGGTTAGAGGAAATCGTTTCACAACGGTTCCAAAAACTTCTCTAACAGACCGCGGTATATGTGTTGAGCCTTCTGTAAATGTCTTTCTCCAGCTGTCTGTCGGATCTCTCATAAAAAAGAGATTTCTAAGACGATGGGGTCATGACCTGTTACACGCTCAGGACATACACCGCTCGCTCGCAGCCAAAGCATCCCGTGATGGGAAGCATGCTACGATCGATCTCGAATCAGCAAGTGATACTGTCAGCGTGTCACTCGTAGCGTATTTATTACCTACTGAGTGGCTGGACCTCTTAACCTGCCTCCGCTGTGGAACTACTCAGATTGACGGAAAAACCGTCATCCTTGAGAAATTCTCTAGCATGGGGAACGGTTATACATTTGAACTCGAGACCCTGATCTTTGCCTCACTGGCTTACGCTTGTGGTGCTGGGGATTTCGGTCGAGACTTCTATGTATTTGGGGACGATATTATCGTACCCACTGAGGTCTCTTCTGATCTCTTGGCACTGCTCCGATACTGTGGTTTTATTCCTAATCAGAATAAGACCTTTGTTTCCGGACCGTTCCGAGAGAGCTGTGGAGGTGACTATTTCAACGGTGCCCTCGTGAGAGCGCACAATTGTGAAACGGACCCCTCCGCTCCAGAAGACTGGATATCAATGGCAAACGGACTTCGTCGCTTGGGTCATACAGACCCTGGTTGTGATTTTCGGGATTCTTTTCCTTTCCGCGCTTGGTTGCGCTGTCTGGATAATCTGCCAGTTGGTATTCGTCGGTTACGGGGCCCTAGCTCGCTAGGTGACCTTGTGATCAACGACGACGATAAATGGTCTATTCGTACTAGAAGTGGGCGTCAGTACATACGGGTCTATCGACCTATTGCGCGTTTCGTCTCCTTCAAATACTTCAAACCGTCTGTCGTTTACGCTGCTGTCCTTTATGGCATTGACACCCGCGGTATTCCAACGCGTGGTGTTTCAGGCTATAAAGTGGGTTGGATTAGCCATCTTGGTTAATCCAGGCAGTTCGAGAGGAGTTTTCTTTTAAAAGTCCCAAAGAGACCCAAGAAAACAAC